AGCAAAGAATTTACCGAGCTGCGCAATATCCTGTCTGGCATCCAGGCCGATCTGGCTGCGCTGCGCACCGCGCACAATGCAGCCATGACCAAGCTGGACAATGACGCGGGTGTCACTGACACGAATTACTCGTCGCTGAATGCCGTCGGCACACTCAAAACTCAGCAGTAATCCATGACCTATCTGCAATTGGTGCAGGCATTGCACCGCGAGGCGGGGCTTGCTGGCTCGGCGCCGGCAAGTGTTACTGGCAACAGTGGCATGGCGGCAAAGCTGGTGAACTGGATCGCCGAGGCGTGGACGTTCATTCAGTCGGAACGCAAGTGGGATTTTCTGCTGAGCGAAACCGATGTGACGCTGACGGCGACCCAGCGCGATTACACGCTGGCGGCGCTTGGGCTGAACAATGTGCGCGAGTTCGATGTGCAATGGGCGGCAACGCTGCAGCCGGATGGCAGCGACCCCTGGCGGCTGTTGTGGATGCCGTATCTGGCGTTCCGCGAACAGTTCGGCCTGGTCGATGCTGCTTCTGGCCGGCCGGCGCGGGTGACGCTGATCGGCGCCGACAAGCTGCGGTTCGATCTGGTGCCAGATATGGCCTATAAGGCGCGGCTGCCATACTGGACAAAAGCGGTGACGCTGGCGGCCAACAGCGACACGCCGGCCATTGCCGACGAAGAACAATGGGTAATTGTGTGGCGGGCGCTGATGCTGTATGCGGCGCATGAGGGCGCGGCAGATGTGTATGGCGATGCGCAGGCAAAGTATCTGGCGGCGTTCAATCTGCTTTGCCAGCGCCACCTGCCGTCGATGAGCTTTGGGGCGCCGCTGGTATGAGTCAGGTATTTTCGTTTGCGCTGGGCGGCGGGATGAATTTGACCGGCTCGCCGATATCGGTGGCGCCGGGCGAGGCAATCTACTGCGAGAACTTCATCTGCGCGCCATCCGGCGGCTATCGGCGCATTGCTGGCTATGAGCGCTTCGACGGGCGGCCGGCGCCATCAGGTGGCGCGGATGCTGCTGCAATCGCTGCTCGCCGCGCCGCCATTCAGGCTGTGCCTGGCGAAGGGCCGATTCGTGGCGTGCATGTGTTCAACGGCAAGGTGTATGCGTTCCGCAATGCGGTTGGCAGTGCCAGCTGCGTGATGTGGGAGTCGAGCGGCGCCGGCTGGGTGAGCAAGAAAACCGGTCTGGCACCGAACGGCAAGTATCGCTGCATCAACAACAACTTCAAGGGTTCGGCCAGCAGCGCAATGATGTATGGCGTGTCTGGCGTGCACAAGGCGTTTCAGTGGGACGGCACGACCTGGACTGATATCACCACCGGCATGACCAGCGACACGCCAAAGTTCATCGAGGCGCACAAGAACTATCTCTGGCTTGGCTTCGCCAATGGCTCGCTGCAGCTGTCGCCGCTGGCCAATCCGACCGGCACCTGGACAGTGCTCAGTGGCGCCAATGAGCTTGGGCTGGGCGATGAGATCAGCAACATCATCAGCCATAAGGGGGTGCTGGTCGCCTATGCGCGCAACAGCATCCATATCCTGTCTGGCTCGTCGTCTGGTGGCTCCGATCCTTGGGCATTGCGCACCTTCACCCGCGGCGGCGGGGCGTTCGATGACTGCGCGCGGGTAATCGGCGGCGATGTGCTGGCGTGGGACAAGCCAGGCGCCAGCTATCTGCAGGCATCACAAGTGTTCGGCGACTTCGCTGCGGTGGCGGCATCGGACAAGATCCGCTCGCTCGCAGAGAGCCAGGTGCCGTTGTTCTCCATCGTTAGTAAGAAAACCGGCACTTACCGGGCGTTCTGCGCCGATGGCAGGGTGCTGGTGGCGACGTTCGTCGGTTCGCAGTTGCTGGGCTGGGGGCAGATCCACTACGACAAGACGTTTGCCTGTGCCTGCGTGGGCGAGGATGCAGGCGGCAGCGAGGTGATGTTTGCCGGTGGCAGCGATGGCTTTGTTTATCAGCTCGATGCCGGTACGTCGTTCGATGGCGCGGCGATCCTGTCGATTCTGCGGCTGGCATTCAATGCGCTCAAGTCGCCGACGCGCAAAAAGCGCTTCCGGCGTTTTGTGCTGGAACTGTCGGCGCAGGCACCGGTTACGGTGCGGGTGCAGCCGGATTTCGACTATGGCGATTTCGGCGGATCGACCGGGCTGCTGGACATGGATATGTGGTCTAGCGGTGGCGGCGGATTGCTGGATGTGTCGGCGTGGGATGCGTTCGTGTTCGATGCCGGCACCATTGGCCAGGCCACCATCAATATCAGCGGCGTCGGCACCAGCATTGGCTGGCTGATGAACCATTCTTCCGCGACCGATGCGCCATTTACGCTGGCCACCGGGCATTTGCATTTTGATTTGTGGGGGTTGCAGCGTTGAGTATCTATTCCAGGCTGTATGATTTCTTGGCCGGCGCGACCGTGCGTTCGCAGGAGTTCGACGACGAATTCAATGCCATTGCCACGCACTCACGCACAACGGTACGGGCGGTAGATGAGATTGCGGCAGACCTGCCGAATGCAGCGGCGCGCGCCAACAAACTGCTGTCGTTCGATGCCAGCGGCAATGCGTCTGTCAGCAACACAATCAACGACTCATTTACCTTTGGCGGCACGTTGTCTTGCGCCGACCCGGCAGCCGACAGCAACGTAGCTACGAGGCGCTGGGTGCAAACCCTTGCACTTACCGGGTCGATTACGGTCGGTGCCGGCGATACCGGAAAGGTTCTAAGCAACAACGGCACAACATTGCAGTGGACTGCAATCAATAGCCTGTTCCCGTCGATGGCAGGCAACGCCGGCAAGGTGTTGACGAACAACGGTTCAACAGTTCAGTGGACTGCGCAAGACGGATTGTTCCCGTCGATGGTAGGCAATGCTGGAAAGTTTCTTTATACGGACGGAGCGGCGCGTTCGTGGACGCGCCCGGTAATTACTATCGCGTATGACAATCGCGGCGACGTGCGCGCGCTGTCTGGTGCTGATTTGTTAGCATGGGTGGCGGTCGAAGGGCTTGGCATGTTCCAGCATTTCGCCGGCGCGGATGAAGGGCCGGACGACGACGAAACCGCATTTGCCACTGCCAGCGGCTATTGGCTGCTGATCTGCCCGAGCTGGGATGTAGTCGATGCGTACACATTGGCGGCAGAGGATTATCAGGACACTCGATTAAATTCCGCCGAAACCCGACTGACTGCGGCCGAAACCCGCCTGACTGCGGCCGAGTTGTTTACCAGCAAGATGTTCCGCGCCACGTCTGCGCAGTCTGCGTTTTCGCTGGCGATCAATTCCAGCACCACGTTTACCGTCACGGTAACTGGGGCGGTGGTGGGCGCGTCTGTCATTGCCACGCCACCATCCGACCCGACACTAAACGAGGTCACTGTATCTGCGCGGGTGTCGGCGGCGAATACGGTCACGGTGTACATCGGCAACGCCAGCTCGACTCTTTCTGGCGGGTTCAGTGCCGGCGACTGGCAAATCACTGTAATCAATAAATAAGGGGCTGCATATGTCCATGATTAAGGCGCTGCGCACTCTCGCGGCAATCGAAAACGGTTCGCTGTCCGCGTCGCAACTGGAAACGCAGGTATCCGGGTCGCAAGCACGCAAGGATGAGATATCGCAATTGCTGATGGTGAAATCGCTATTCCCACGCATTGCCGCGTCGCGGACGGCGATGAACGCTTTGTGCGGCTCGGCAACGACCTGGGCCGAAATTGCGGCACACCGGTATTTCACCACATTCCTAGCTGAGTGTGTCGAGAGCGTTAATGCCAAAATGGCGATTTATAACAGTGACACAGCGCTAAACAGTATATCGACATCGGCAGCAGCAATGGCTGTTATGCGTGCGGCGAGTAAATACATGGCGACGTATGTAGGCGCTGCAAACGGGGCGTCATCGGTGTCTATTATTTCGGCGTATCTGCCGGGCACCTATTACATATTGCTAGGGCTTAGCCACAACAACACAACGGCTTATACCTACTCGGTATCGACTCGCCGCAGCGGCTCCTCGATCTCCAATACATCGCTCTATACCAGCACGTCCAGCAACCCCAATGGCGCGGACACCAATCTGGCCCTGCCTATTACCTCGCCGTATTCATTCACTTCGCAGGCAGGAAATACTGCGGCGACATATTTCGGCGTTCTCCGCTGTGACATATAAGGACCATGCCATGAAACTCGTTATTCAGGGCGACAAAATTGCTGCGCTGGTCGGGGATGACTTCCCGACCACCGACATGCTGGTGGATGTTCCGGAGGGCTTCGACCTCAATCAGGCGCACCGCTTCCGCTACGACGCCGGCAGCGCGCAGATCGTGCGCCGCGTGCCGGATAAGGTGACCGCACGCAGGGCCGTACAGGCACTGATCGCCACCGGCAAGTTACACCTTGTGCAACCAGCCATTGATGCAATCGCCGATCCGGGTCAGCGGGCGATGGTGCAGGCAGAGTGGGACAAGTCACAGGTCTTCGAGCGCTCCCGCCCGACGTTGATCGCGTTGGCGACTGCTATCGGGCTTGATGCTGCTGCGCTCGATGCGCTGTTTATTCAGGCTGATGCTCT